GTCCGCGATGTAGCGGAAGGACAGGGGCGCGTTCGGGTTATCATCACTCTCCCAGCTGGAAGCGTCTGCCGCGCCTTCGTAGCCCTTGAAGCGGTTATAGACGTGCGTGTTGTTGCACAGTTCCACGATGCACTCATTCGGGCGCGTTGCACTGTCAAGGCCCTGCGCCTTTTTGTCCTTCTTGGAGTTGCCGAAGTCGCCCACACCGTAGAAAATCCACTGGCCCTGCGTGAAGCCTTCCTCGGCGCTCTCGTTGTACACGAACACGACACATGGATGGAACTCCATCGTATCGCGTACCTTGGGGTTCGCAGACCGGGCAGCGCGGATATACGGCTGATACTTGTTGAACAGTTCGGCCAGCATGGCATTGTTCATGTTCTCGCTGGACGCAATGTTCAGCTTGATGTTGAAATAGGTTTCGCCCACGCTGTTCTCGGTCATGTCGTAGGTGTCGGCCTCCATGGCCACGCCGTTTTCGGTGTAGACGAACTTGCCCTTGCAGTCGATGTCCATATTGCGGCCCGCCTTGCCGTAGGCATTGGAGGACGTACCCTGCCCACGGTGGACAACGCTCTCGTTCTTCCAGCAGTCCTTTGCGCGAGCGCCATACAGGAGGTGCTCCACGCTGCTGCCGGAAACCTTGTCGTTCTTGTCGGTCGTGAAGCGCGGGACACGCAGCTTGATGACACGCAGACCAGGCCGGGACTTTGCCAGATTGTCGATGTAGGCTTCATCAATGGACGATGCGTTCCAGTCGGTGATGATGTTGCCCGCGCCATCGTCCACAGAATTGCGCTCATACCGGGCAATCATCTCGTCCGGGTCGGGTGCGTCCGCAATGAAGTTGTCCATCATGTCGGCATCGCCGAGGCTGATATCGTAGAACTTGCAGCGGTACAGCCACACATCACAATCCGGGCTGCCGATGGTCAGCGGAACCGGGTTGCGCTGGGTCAGACGGTCACTCTCCGAGTAGGTGGCGAATCGGGACGGAATGCCCTGAAGATTCAGGAACAGCTCACTGTTCTTGCTGCGGCTGGTGATGTTGTAGACCAGCTCCGTGCGTTCGCCCTCGCAGACAAACTGGCTGATGCCGGTCTGTTCCGTGGACAGGGTCACTTCCTTGGCGTTTGCATCCAGACCAACGCCATCCGAAAGGCACTGTGCAACCACAGCGTCAAACTCGCGCACATTCTTGGCCGTGTAGATCATCTTGAAAGACGCGCCATAGGCCTGAAGATTGGTCGAGCCGAACAGGTTGTAGTTGATGGTTGCAGTATGACCGGCGCGGATGACAAAAGCCGTGTTGCCGTCAGCGTCCTGCTGATAGCCGCCGTTCGTCCAGTCGAAGTCCTTGTCCACGGTCAGTGAAACACCGTTGGAAACCCATGTATCGCGGTCTGCTGCGGAGTTGGAGCGGCCCGACGGGTCAAAGTCAAACTTCGCGTCCACGTTGGCCGGATGGATGTCATAGCCCAGCGCGGTGGCCGTGTAGGTCATGGTGACGGACGTTTCGCCGCAGGTCAGCTTCAGGGCGTGTTCGCCCTCGGTGCGCGGCTTGTATGCCCACGACTGCAAGCTGCGGCCCACCGTCAGAGCGGTTTCTACGCCGTCAACGGACTGCTTCACGCTGGCCTGCTCGGTGCTTGGGTCATAGACCATATACTGGATAGCAGCGGTCATATACACGCGGCCGGAGGGCTTTTTGTCCTTGACCGTGATGATAGGCACATTGCTTGCAGCATCCACGACCGCGATACAGAAGTGCACGGTAGGGCTTGTGATGGTGCTACCGCTGGCCGTGGTGGTCGTGTAGATGTCGATGTCGTGAGCGCCGTGCTTGCTGATGGTCAGGTTCTGCACCAGCTGACGACCAGAGTAGGTCGTGGTAGCCTCTGCTACCTGTTTGCCGTCTACAAGGAAGTGCGTGGTCTTGCTCATGCCGGAGCCGACCGGGGTGTAGCTGATGCGGAACGCGGTTCCGACCGTGTACAGCGTGGATTCCGACAGTGTAGCAGACACGGAAACGGTCAGGACGGAAACCGTCCATGTCTTGGAGCCGGTCGCGCCGTTTTCATCCGTGACCACAACGCGGATTTTGTTGTCACCGGCAACCAGCCATTCTGTCGGATTGAAGGTGATTTTCACGCTCTGCACGATGTTGGCCGTTGCCACCTGAACACCGTTGACATAGTAGGCAGCAGCGCCGCCGAAGTCCGGGTCGGTATCGGTGAAGGTGTAGGACAGCTCGGTTGTCTGCCCCTGCGCAATGGCGAAGGACAGTGCCTTTTCGCCGTTGACGTAGGTTTCGTTCGTCAGGGTAACGCCGGAAGAGCCACCGGAGCCGCCGCCACCGCCGCCCGGAATATAGACCGGGTCGATAACGTCCTTCTCGTTCTCATCGTACAGGTGCAGATAGTGGGTTTCCGTGTCGTAGACCATCGAGCTGAACGCCAGCCCGCCAGAAGCCTTGATAGGCAGCGTGATGGTGCCGCCGTTGGTGTAGGTAATCTTCAGGCCATCATCCACGGACTGAACGTCCTGAACAACGCCGTTCTCGATGATTTCCTGAAACTGGGCCAGAGTGTTAGCCGCTGCGGTTGCCTGAAGCTCTGCGGTCTTTGCGGACGCAGCAGACTTCGAGGCTGCCTCGGTTGCGGTCTTGATGTTGGCCGCTGCGTCGGCAGCGTCAGACGTTGCCTGTTCTGCGGCAGTCTTTGCTTCACCGGCAGTTGTTTTCGCCTCGGTCGCCGTGGTGGTTGCAGTGTTTGCTGCTGTGACGGCATCTTTGGAAGATGCTGCCGCATTGGACGCAGCTTCCTTCGCAGCAGATGCGGACGATGCCGCAGCGGTTGCGGAATCGCCCGCCTTGACCGCTGCTGTGCTGGCCTCGGATGCTGCGGTCTGGGCCGTGGACACCATGCTTTCGGTGTTGCTTGCCGACCTTTGGGCTGCCGCTGCATCCTGCACAGCCTGATTTGCAGCAGTGACGGCCGTGGCCGCTTTGCTCTCAGCAGATGCAGCCCGCTGCTCAATGTTGCCAACGGATTCGGCCACCTGCTGCGCGGTGTTTTTGGCCTCCTGCGCTGCGGCCTCTGCGCGGTCGGCATCGCCCTGCACAGCATCCTTCAGGGTTTTGACCTTGATGTTGTAGGTTTTGTCTTTCGATGCGATAAGCAACAAGTCATCGTCCAGAGCGTCAGCCGCTGTGGCGAAGTCCTGAATGCGTTTTTCAGACATTAGATTCCCTCCTTTTAGGTTTCGGTTCCGCTGGTCGGCTCTTTAGGTGTGTCGGACATTGCTTTCAGAATCGTCAAGATATTGTCCAGCGTTCCTTGTGTAGCCGTCAGCTTTTCATCCATCGCGGACAGCGTGGTGGTGTGCTCGTCTACCGCCGTGTGAACTTCGGCCAGCTCTGTGGACTGAGCAGCAGCGGTCTTTTTCAGAGCCGTCACATCGGTCTGCACAGCTGCCAGAGACTTCTTCACATCGGACAGCGTAGTGTCCACCGTGGCCAGCGCTGCGGCGTTCTTGTCCACAGCAGACCGGATGCCCGCTGCCGCCGTCTTGATGTCGGAAAGTGCGGTCTGCACAGCAGCCAGCGTTTCCTTGATATTGGCCGAAGAGGTTTCCAAACCGTCCAGCGTGGTGCGCTGCTCTGTGAGAGATGCCTGCACATCCTTGACGGACTGTAAGAGCTGCGGCAGGGTGACGGCATCTGTGCCCTCTCCACCTTCCATGGATTTCAGTTCATCAGCCAAATTTTTCAGCTCCTTTGCCAGTTCATCAGCCTGTTCTATCAGGACAGCTTTCGTGATGCAGTACTTCTCTTTTTCGTCATCGAAAAAGATGCAGTCCTCCATGCGCCCGGTCTCCGTGTCCCGTGCCCGCATGGCAATGTATTCGTCCGAATACTGTACCTCAGCGCGGGAGACCGGTGTACTGTGAGCCTCCGTCATGGCCTTTGCAGCGCTGCCGGTCTTAGTGACAACCAGACCGGCATCTGCCGACATCGCAACGCCGCCATAGTCGGCGCTCATTTCCAGAAAGACCTTGTCCCGGTTCTTGTCGCGTTGGGTTAAATACGGATACTGCCGAGTCGCCTCGGTGTTGGTCGGTGCACTGATGGTGTTAGCGTAGCCGATATCGAAGGTTGCGTCCATGGAATAGATGGAGCTGTGAACTTGGTCGCCGATTTTGACCTGATCTCCCAGCTCGGTGGCTGGGTCGAAAAGGGCATCTGTCGCCGTAAAAGGCTCATACTCAATGCCGTTCAACATGGAATAGAGGTCGTTGCAGATACCTTGACAGGAATAGGGGCAGTTATCCACCGCAATTTCAAATCCGGTGTCATCGCCCTTGGAAAAAGAATTTCCTTCCTCGTCCGTCATGGTGACCTTGGACACCTTGAGCCGCCTGTCGCGACTTTGCCGCGCACCATGGGAACATGAACGATGCCTTGCGCAGCTTCAACTGCGCCGGTCTGGTCGTAGACCAGCGTAAAGCCGTCTGCCGTGACGATGCGGTTGAACTCATGGTCAACGACCGGATAGATTTTTTGGGTCAGGGAACCGACACTGCTGCCGGTTTCCGGGGTCTGGATTTCTCCGCTGCCGCCGGACAACTCCCACGCCAGCGCATAGCCGTCACCGGTAATGATGTCGTTATAGAATTCGTCCACGATGCGATAGGTTTCCGTAGGCGGGGCGGTCAACGTCACCAGCCGCAGCATTCCATCGTCCGTGATGGTCCAGTTGCCGCCGTTGCACGCGCCTATCCATCCTAAGACCTGCTGCATGGTGTAGCCTTTCGGGAAGGGAACCATGTAGTTTAGCCCTCGGTTGATGCGGGTGCGTGGGTCAATCGGCGTACCGATGCGGTACGCGATTTCCTGCACGACAACGGCCATGGACTTTGGCCATCCGCTTTCGCTGTCGTTATCGTCCACCATAGCCTGCGAGGTTTTGAGCATCGCATCATAGCAGGACAGCGAGTAGATGTTCTCCTCCTTGTTGCAGGTGTCCACCATGAACTCGCCGAATTGCAGCGTTTCCGTGTGCTCTGTAACGTCCAAATCGGTGAGCCGGGCGATGATGCGCACGGAAGCTCCGTCTGGTATGCTCTCCCCATCGTCCAGAAGAACGTCCAGCTTCAAAGAGGCCGCATTGCAGTTGCCGATGCTGAACGGCTCGGTCGCCAGACTGTGACTGATCTGCGGTGCGGAAATTTTATAGTATTCTTTTCCAGCTATGACGGCGCGGGAATCCAGATTGAACCGCCCGCGAGCCGCCAGCTCCGTCCACAGCTTTGTTCTCTGTCTCGTAGAATCGCCTCCTTACTGCTCGGTCATGTTGAACGCCATGCCGACATAGTAGGTTTTCTTCGTGGCCTTGTCGTACCGCTGCGCACCGAAGGGCCGGTTCGCGCAGTAGTAGGTCTTGGTCAGATATCGCCCTGCATCCGGGTCCAGCAATGTGGCGCTGAAGAATGTCTGGCTCAGGTCTTTCGACAGCTGGGCAGCGACTTCCTCCGGGATATCCATCAGCGTGACGGACCATTTCATCTTGTGGCCCAGCTTGTTTCTGACCATGACCGCGTCCAGCGTGTTTCTTCCAGACTTGCTGGAATCCACATCGCTGTCCGTGGGGGTAAGGCCACCCTCTGCTACCCACTGGGTATAGTCATGATTTCCGATTTTAAGAATCGGTTTCATAGGGTTCTTGCCTCCTTATACTTCCGTGGGAGTCAGCAGCGGAGAGGTGCCGAACATCCGGGTCTTGCGGTTGATGTAGTCCACAGTATGCTGCGACAGGCTATCAGCGTCCACGCTGACCTCAACACCACTGTACTGCTCGACCGCTGCGCAGATGCTGTTCGTGGCGCTGCCAATGGCCTGCACGATGGTGCGGGTCGTTTCCTCGTTGGAGGCGTGGATCTCCTCCACAAC